GGTACCGCTTGCGTATATTCAACTGGTAAATTTTTAACTAGTTACAACACAGGAACAGCAGTACAACCATTTCAAGCAATTTTTTCTGGTGAAGGAATTTTGGCGGAAAATGGTATTTATGTTGTAGTAACTAATATTAACTACCAGACTATTCAATACGGATAAAAAATGACCGAGCAAGTACGCTTAGAAGCTGGATATAATTTAGCGGGTCGGAGGGTGATGATTGGCCTTCCTTCCTACGATTACAAAGTTTCTTCAAAGCTAGCTATTTCGCTAGCTGAGTTTTGTTTACAAGCAACAAGACATGGGATAGACGTTCAGATTTGCAATATTTCTGGATGTTCTGTTGTTTCCCGTGTTCGCAACTTAATTGCAACTGATTTTTTAAAGTCAGAATGTACGGATTTAATGTTTATTGACTCAGATATTAACTTTAATGCGGAAGATATTTTCCGTCTAATGGCGTGGAATAGTGATCCCGTAAAAGGGATTGTTGCCGGTATTCCAGTTGCTCGTAAAAAAGGTCAGGTTTACTTTTCTACACTAGATACAGATGACGACCATATTTTTATGGACAAAATGGGTTTAGTAAAAGCAAAGCGTGTTGCTACAGCTTTCATGATGATCCGCAAAGAAGTGTTCGAAAAGCTACGTGACGCACACCCAGAGTGGCTTTACCATGATGAAAAGAAACAGGGCGATGAAACATATTGCTTTTTTGACTTTGAACTAAAAGACGGGCAATATATTGGTGAAGACTATCTGTTCTGTGACCGTGCTAGAGAGATGGGCTTTGAAGTATGGATTGACCCTACAATCAAGTTAGGTCATATGGGCGTACATGAGTTTGAAGGCTCGTTTGGTGAAGAGTTTTTATATCCAATGTTACGCCCTGTAGACTCTAAAAAGGATGCCGCATAATGGCTAAGACCCCTGCATGGACTCGAAAAGAAGGCAAGAACCCCAACGGCGGACTAAACGCCAAGGGGAGAGCATCAGCGAAGAAACAGGGTATGAACTTAAAACCGCCGCAACCGGAAGGCGGCTCTCGGAAGAAGTCTTTCTGTGCCCGAATGAGCGGAATGAAAAAGAAACTCACCAGCGCAAAGACAGCTAATGACCCAGACAGCCGTATCAACAAATCACTAAGAGCGTGGAAGTGCTAATATGAAAGATATTATTGAACACGTAAGCGAGCCTGCAAAACACGTTGTGGATGCTTTGTCTATACTAACGGTGTTAGGAACTCTCGTGGAATTTTTACCAGCTATTGCAGCACTTTTATCTATTATTTGGTCTTTGCTGCGTATATACGAGAGCAAAACTGTCCAGCGTTGGTTAGGGAAAAAAGATGCCGTCAGCGAGTAAAAAACAACACAACTTTATGGCGGCAATTGCAAATAACCCTGCGTTTGCTAAGAAAGTAGGAGTTCCACAATCTGTGGGCAAAGATTTTAACAACGCCGACAAAGGCAAAAAATTTAAAGAAGGTGGCACTATGGCTAAGAGCGATATGAAAGAAGATATGAAGATGGATAAGTCCCAAGACAAAGCCATGATTAAAAAAGCCTTTAAACAACATGATGCCCAAGAGCACAAAGGCGGTAAAGGCACAACCTTAAAATTAGCTAAAGGCGGTAAAGCTAGCCAACTTAATAAAGCTAACGGTATTGCTGTTAAAGGTAAATCTAAAGGTAAGATGGTTAAGATGTGCGGCGGCGGGAAAATGTAATCATGGCAAAACATGGATACGACCAAACCTATGAAGATGACCGCAAGGAAAATGAGGAAACTCGTGCGTTAGTTAAGAAAGCGGTTATGGCTCCTATCAACGCAGTTAAGCCAAAAGAAACTAAATCAGATACTGGTGAAACTACTAACCCTATGGGTGATAAGTACAAAAAAGGCGGAAAAGTTATGAAAAAAGCAAAACGATATGAAGACGGCGGTGAAGTTGAGTTTGAAACTAAAACCGGCAAAAACAAAATGATTGATGATGATACCCGCATCAAAGCATCAGAGTATGCTAATAGCAAAATTGAAGATGAGCCAATGATTGATATGCGCCCAGCTCCAAAAGCTAAATCTTCTTCTCCAAAAGGTGCTAAAGCATTTACACGCGCTGAAACTGGTGGCGGTGCAGCACTAATGACTCGTAAAGATCGTAGTGGTATGCCAAAAGCTAAGGCTAATTCTTCTAGTTACACACCTGACCATACTATGGGCATGGCGATGAAAAAAGGCGGTTCTGTTAAGTCCGCTTCTGCCCGTGCTGATGGTTGCGCTATTCGTGGGAAGACTCGTGCATGAGAGCCTCTCGTGGGATGGGCGATATAGCCCCTTCTAAAATGCCCGGCGCTAAAAAGAAAGCGCGGAGAGACAATACTGATTTTACTCAGTATGCGGAAGGTGGAAAAGTCGGCCTATATGAGAACATTCATAAAAAGCAAGCACGTATTAAGGCTGGCTCTGGTGAAAAGATGCGTCCTGTTGGGTCTAAAGGTGCGCCTACTAAAGCGGACTTTATTAAATCTGCTAAAACTGCAAGGAAAAAATAATGGCAGAAAAATGGATTCAAAAAGCGATTAAGAAACCCGGTGCCTTACGTAAAGAGTTAGGTGTTCCTGCTGGTAAAAAAATTCCGACAAGCAAACTAGCTGCAGCTGCAAAGAAACCCGGCAAGTTGGGTAAGCGAGCTAGGCTTGCGGAAACCTTGAAAGGTTTAAAAAAGTGAAAGACTTTATGCAAGTTCAGATTGAAGCATCTGAGCGGTTGTATAACATGATGTTGGATGACCATAAAGAACGTGTCAGAGACATGGCAATGTGGGCAGATACAAGCGTAAGTCTAATGAAAAAGTTAGACGAACGGGATGCAGAAATACTTAAGTTACGTGAAGAACTACTAATATTAAAAGCAGGTAAATAATGGCTGTTACATCAGGACAAACTACGTTTAACCTAGACCTCTCTGAGCTTATTGAAGAAGCTTTTGAGCGTTGTGGCTCGCAGTTACGTTCTGGATATGATATGCGCACTGCCCGCCGTTCTATCAACCTAATGACCGTTGAGTGGGCGAATCGCGGTATTAACCTTTGGACTATTGAAGAGTGTGTAATCCCTCTAGTTACAAACCAAGGCGTATACCCAGTACCCGCAGATACTATTGATATTTTAGACCTCGTAACAAGGACAAGCAATGGCAGTACATCGAATCAAACAGACATTAATCTTAGCCGTATTTCTGAGTCCACTTATTCTACTATTCCTAATAAACTGACTACTGGACGCCCAATTCAGGTATGGTTTAACCGCCAAACTGCTTTGACTAACGGCACTGCTTCTACAACAGTTGCCACAGGTACGACCACCCCATCAGTATCAGTTACAGATACAACCATTAATTTAACTAGTGTAGCTGGCTTAGGTTCTACTGGATTTGTAAAAATTGATAGCGAAACTATTGGATACACTAATATTAATACATCTACTAACCAGCTATTAAACTGCTGGCGTGGGCAAAATGGCACTACTGCAACAACCCACGCTGCTGGGGCTTCTGTATATATTCAGAACTTGCCTTGTGTAAACGTCTGGCCTACTCCAGATGCTGGTGGCGGACCATATACTTTGGTGTACTGGCGTATGCGTAGGTTGCAAGATGCTGGGGACGGTGTAAATATTCAAGACATCCCATTCCGCTTTATAAATTGTTTTGTAGCGGGATTATCCTATATGTTAAGCATTAAGTTGCCTAATACAGACCCGCAAAGAGTTATGGGGTTAAAAATGGATTATGAAGAACAGTTTAATTTAGCGGCGCAAGAAGATAGAGAGACAGCCCCAATTAGATGGGTTCCTAGAAACTTGTTCTATTCAAGGTAATATATGCCGTCAAAGTATGCTTCTGGTAAGCACTCGATTGCTGAATGTGACCGTTGTGGTCAAAGATTTAAATTAGTAGAGCTTAAAAAACTAGTTATTAAAACTAAGCAGGTAAGCATTAAAGTATGCCCTGAGTGTTGGGAACCAGATCAACCTCAGTTACAATTAGGTATGTACCCGGTCAACGACCCACAAGCAGTACGGGAACCAAGGCCAGATACAAGTTATTATGCGTCAGGACAAACAGGCTTACAAACTCAAATTGGTAATGGAACATCTCTAGACCAAAATGGGTACCAAGCTGAAGGTAGTAGAGTATTTCAATGGGGCTGGAGTCCTGTTGGTGGTGCAAGTAGTTTTGATACGGTTCTAACGCCAAATTACTTGATTGCAGTAGGGCAGGTGGGTACAGTAACATTAACAGTTAATTAGGAGTAAATTATGTCATTTAAAAAAGGCGCTAATGGTATCGAATCCAAAGGCAAAACAAAAGGTAAGAATCTTGGTGATTCAGGCCCTACAGCTAAAATTGAAAACGGTCCTATGAAAAATACTGTTGGCAAGAAAAACGCTAACATGAAAACTATGGGCCGTGGTATGGCTAAAGTAGCTGCTCAAAGAGGTCGTTAATCATGGCTATCAATAACAAACCAGCTAGCGTTTACGCTAAACCACACACAATGACTGGCAGTGCGGTAAATGTAAAAGATGCAGTTACTAAGCCGGGCAATGGCGTAGACCAGATTAAAATGTCTATTGGCGACCAAGTATTTAAAAGCCAAAAAGATGAAGTTAAAACTACTGGTGTTAAGCAACGTGGTCATGGCGCAGCAACTAAAGGCTACACATCTCGTGGGCCAATGGCCTAGTAGGGTAAACCTGAATGAATTACGTACAGCTGTATCAAGCAATTCAGGACTATTCTGAGAATACTGAATCTCTATTTGTAGGGAACATTTCTCGGTTTGTCCAAGAGGCGGAAGACCGTATCTATAACTCGGTTCAAATCCCATCGTTACGCAAAAACGTGACGGGTACACTTACGGCTAGCAACAAGTATTTATCTTGCCCTGACGACTACCTTGCTACTTATTCAATGGCTGTTATTGATGGGTCTGGTAGCTATACGTACTTGTTAAATAAAGACGTTAACTTCATTAGAGAAGCTTATCCAAACCCATCCTCTAGCAACAACGGATTGCCTAAATATTATGCTTTGTTTGGCTCTCAATACAGTAATCCAAATGAGTTATCTTTTATTTTAGGGCCAACTCCTGATAGTTCCTATACCACCGAGCTACATTATTTTTACTACCCAGTTTCTATTGTTCAAGGCGCTATTGCAACTATTGGCACTATTACTGGCGGTTCTTTATACACCAACGGTAGCTATAGCAACGTGCCTTTAACGGGCGGTTCTGGGTCTGGTGCTACTGCAAATATAACTATTTCTGGACAAACAGTAACTTCTGTGACCATTAAAAACAGTGGTAATTTCTATGTTGTTGGAGACCAGTTATCTTGTTCTAATACTTATGTTGGTGGTTCTGGTTCCGGACTAATCATACCCATAGCAACTGTTAATAATACTGCAGGCACTAGTTGGCTTGGTGATAACTACGATCCAGTTTTGTTTTATGGTGCTATGCGGGAAGCTATGCTCTTTATGAAGGGTGAAGCGGATTTGGTTAAATATTACGAAGATAAATATAACGAAGCTATGGGTCAACTAAACCGCCTTGGTTCTGGTCTTGAGCGTGGGGATGCCTACAGAGATGGGCAGTATAGAATTGGACAAGTTAAACCATGACAATCGCTCAAGGACAAACTACAGTATTTAAAAAGAACTGCTTAAGCGCTTTAGAGAACTTTGCGGTTGGAACCCCCTATACCTACAAAATTGCCCTATACACCGCCAACGCTACTTTAAACCAGTCAACCCTAACTTATACAACTACAGGCGAAGTGGTGGGTACTGGCTATACGGCAGGGGGTCAAACCCTTACTGTTATACCTCCACAGACTGATGACTATACGGCTTATTTGTCGTTTGCAAATGTAACTTGGAACCCAGCTTCCTTTACAGTTAGAGGGGCTTTAATCTATAATAGTACAACTAATGCGGCAGTGGCAGTACTGGATTTTGGGGCGGATAAAACCCCCACTACAAGCTTTACAATAACATTCCCTACGAATAATGCTACCAATGCTGTTATTCGTTTTTCCAATTAAGGACTCATTATGAGCAATGAAAAAGCAAAACTAGGCGATATTAGTACTGCTACTTTAACCCGTGGCGCTGGTATGGACGAAACCGTTGGCGTTGAAGGTTTTTATACCGTTAGATGTTATGGCGCAGACGGCAACCTTAAATGGGAAGATGTAGCTCCTAACTTGGTTACAGCCGTAGGCAAACAAGACCTATTTAACTATTACTTTGGCGCCACTTCAAACGGCGGTACTGCTTCTGGCGCTAACTACTTAGGCTTGCTTGGTGGAACAACAACTTACACAGCAGCTGATACTATGTCTTCACACGCATGGACAGAAGTTGGTGGTACAAATGCTCCAGCCTATACAGGCAACCGTCAAGCCCCAGTATGGACAACCGCTACAAGCACAGGCACTACACCATCTAACGTAACTTCTAAGACCGCTCCAGCTTTAACTTTTGCCATGACTTCTTCTGGTACTGTTGCAGGTTGTTTTATTAACTCTGGTTCAGGTGCTTCTGCTACTAAAGATACAACTACAGGCGTTTTATATTCTGCTGGTAGCTTTACTGGCGGTTCAAAAACAGTAGCAAGTGGCGACTCTTTAGCGGTAACATATACAACTACAGCTACTAGCTAATAGGGCCTAATATGGCTTTTATAGTAGCGGACCGTGTTCAAGAAACGGCGACAGCCAACACCACAGTTAGTTTTACTCTGACTGGGGCTATTACTAGCTATCAATCTTTTTCTGCTATTGGTAATGGAAATACCACATATTACGGCGCTACAGACGGTACCAACTGGGAAGTAGGTCTTGGAACTTACTCTACTACTGGACCAACCCTAACCCGCACCACAATCCTCTCGTCCTCAAATTCAGGCTCAGCAGTCACATTTAGCGGTGCAGTAACAGTATGGTGCGACTACCCAGCAGGTAAACAAATATCATCAGACTACCCAAACGCCCTTGGCGTAGTTACCCCAGCCGCAGGTACATTTACTACTATTACAGGACAGACAGAAGTATTAAGAACTACAGAAAACAATTTATTTGCTAGGTCACAAACATTTAATGTTTATTGGACTTCTGGCGGTGCAAATATAACTGCCACCGATAATGCGGTAACTGCTCCTGATAGCACAACAACTGCCGCCAATATTGTTCCAACAGTAACCAATGGGTTACATAGAATTTCAAACCCAACAACATTAACGCTTTATGCAGGTGTCACATACACTTCAAGTATTTATGCAAAAGCTAATGGTTATAGATATTTATTTGTAAATAATACTTCAGCAATAGCCGCATCATCAGTATTTGATTTACAAGCAGGAACAGTAAGCACAACAACTGGTTCGGCAACAATTACATCTGTTGGTAGTGGGTGGTATAGATGTACTGTTACTGGTATAGCACCTTCTACTGGAATACCGGGATTCTATTGGCAAATTAATAATACTTATGCTACAAGCGACCAATCATTTGCTGGTGATGGTACAAGCAGTATTTATTTTTGGGGTGGTCAGCTAGAAATAGGTTCATCAGCAACAACTTATGTACCAACAACAACTGCTGGTATTTGGAATATCCCTTCTTTATCTTTTGCTAGTTCTGCGGCTAGTCAAATCGGACTACAATCTGATGGCTCTCTTTATGTTTCTCCAGCAGGAACAGGAGCATTACAAGCACAAGCTACTACATCTTCTACAGTAGGTGGTAATGCTAGGGGTGCTAATGCTGTTGATTGGCAGATGAGTAGAGATACTGCCGCTAGAGTTGCATCAGGTTCTACATCGTTTATTGGTAGCGGAAGAAACAACACAGCAAGCGGTCAAGATGCTTTTGTTGGTGCTGGTTATCAAAATACAGCAAGTAGTGCTCAATCAGCAGTTGCAAGTGGAGCAGCAAATCAAGCTAGTGCTCAATACGCATTTATTGGCGGTGGAAATACAAATACAGCAAATATGGCTTATTCCACAGTTGTTAGTGGGCAAAGCAATACGGCTAGTGGGTATTACGGATTTGTTGGAAATGGATATACAAACTCTACAACTTCAAGCTCTGCCGTAACAACTCAAAGTGGCACAATGAATGGCACTACTGCGGTTACATTATCAGGTTCTAATGCTAATATTAAAGTCGGTCAGCTTATTACTGGCACTTCAATATCTTTTCCAAATACCTATGTAGCCGCCATATCAGGAACAAGCCTTACCCTTTCCCAAGCCGCATCAGGTTCATCTACAAGCACTCTATCTTTCTATACCCCTCATGGAGTAGTAGTAGGCGGTGGTAATAACCAAGCTACAGGTAGTTATTCATTTATTGGTGGTGGTGGTGATGCTGGTACTGCGGCTAATAGGAATGTGGCTAGTGGTCCGTGGTCTACTGTAGTTGGTGGTAGGAATAACACAGCATCAGGAGATGCTTGTTTTATTGGTGGTGGCGGTGTTTATCCATCAATTAATAATATTTATCCAAATAGCGCAACTGGAATAGCTTGCTCTATAGTTGGTGGTCTTACAAATTCCGCTAGTTCAGAAGCGTCATTTATTGGTGGTGGTGGAAACAATATTGCAAATGCAAATTATTCATCTATTATTGGTGGAAATTTTGGGACAACTAGAAGTATTCGTGGAAATACAGTATTTCCTGCTTGTCAATATCCTGTTGCAGCTGCGCAAGGGGTTTCCCAAGCAGCTTTAGTTATTTTAGGCAGACAAACTACAGATGCTACAGCCACAGTATTGTGTTCAGATTCATCAGCCGCAAGCGGAACAAACCAAGTAATACTACCTAACAACTCAGCCTATACCTTCAAGGGCACACTGATTGCCAACGTGACGGGTGGTGGAGATACATCAAGCTGGGAGTTTAGGGGTGCTATTAAACGTGGTGCAAACGCCGCATCAACTACACTGGTTGGAACGCCAAGGATTGACAATATAGGCTATGATGCTGGTGCGACTTTATGGTCATTTACCTTAACCGCAGATACAACCAACGGCGGACTAGCTGTAACCGTAACCGGACTGGCTGGCACAACAATACGCTGGGTTGCTAAAATAGAGACTACGGAAGTGACGTACTAATATGACAATTAACTTTAACGACATCACCGACACAGCAACCCCCACAAGTGGTACGTTCAACACTGGGGGCAACTCCAACGTAAAAGGCGCTGGTCAGAATTTACTGCTACAAAGCCAAAC